GATATTAATTCAAACAAGAATTTTATGTCAATATTCCCATTGTAAACTATTCAAGGGCGCCTGATTATCCTTGTTTACTTTATGTCATAAATCAATAGGCATTTTTATATGATATAAATGTTAATATTTCTATATGTAAACTACTGAAACATACCTTAAATAAAAAGAGTCTCAAAATTATTTTTCTGGTATAGATGACCATATTTATAATGTGACCTGTGTTTTGGAATCTCAGACTAAGCATACATATAAACTCGATTTATAATTGGGTTTATTGACGACTTTATGTATCCCATTGGAATTTTAACAGGTATAGTCGGTAGAAAAAAATTAAGTATAGACTTCTTTTTGGTGCCGAAAACTGACTTTAATATTTCTTGGACCGGTTTAACAAAAAGTCGAAGTCTTAGCTCTTTCGAATTTCAATTTTCGGGTTATTTTTCTCGTTCAGATCTCTTTCTCGAATCAAACATGCAGCCTCAACAAACTCAACAGTTTCAGCCTCAACAGTTCCAGCAAGCGCCCCAGCAATTTGCAGCTCAACAGTTCCAGCCTCAACAGGGTGGTGCCCCGCAGTACGGTCAACCCCAAGCAGCCGTTCAGCCAATCCTTGGACAAGCAGCCGCTCCCAAGAGCGAGATTCGCATTGTTGCATCTGACACCGGAACTGCATTCTTCGTGACTGGAGTTCATGGAAACGAGGATGTGAAGAAGGTGCTCAAGGAGTTGGGGGGAGCTCATAACTCTCACATGGGAGGCTACATGTTTGCTGGTCGTCATTTGAAGAAGGTTTGCGAGGCCCTCGGCCTACAGAGCAACATCAACGTGATTGATCCCGCCAAGCTGATCCACATCGAGTTCACCCAGACTTTGCAGTGGCCCGGTAACATGGCCGATGCTGAGGCGATGTTGAAGCAGTGCCAGCTCACCAAGAAGAGTGGAGGCAAGAACGCTTGGACTGGAGACCTCAGCAAGCTCCGCCAGTTCGAGCAGGTGTTCAACATCACCGTCGTCAACAAGTAAGCGTCAAACAATCAGAACCGGGTCAAAAAACAGATTCAAATATCAAATTAAAAAACATCAAAAGATTTAATACCTAAACGGTATTAAATAAAAAAGAGCCTGGAGAAATCCAAATAAAAATTCAATACCTGGATATGTGATGCCCAAATAAAAAAAATCAAAGATTTAATACCTAAACGGTATTAAATAAGAAAGTGTATGAAGAAATCCCTTTGAAATCCAAATAAAAAAACAAATTCAATACCTGGATATGTGGTTCCGAGATAAAAAACAAAAATTGAAAAGTGTCTGGAGAAAATCTAAAATCACAACAAAAAATAGATTCGAGATGGATGTAAAACAGCCTCCCAGAAAAATAGTCTGGAAAATGCCATCAGCAGACGTATCGTATGTGCCAAAAGTAACTCAACCTAAATTAATCCCTTCTAAACCTGTCCCTCAGAAAACGAGTCGGCAAAACAACAAACAAAGAAATAATCGACCCGAGCCCGAAATTCTCACGATAGAACAAATAAATGATGGAAGTCTAAGTCCAAAGACAATGCGTATCGAAGAGATAAAGAGGCTCCTTTATCTGCCTATAATTGAAACAAAAGCCATGACATTAATAAATAAATATGCTTTTATGACCATAGAATCTATAGGTATAAATCTTAGAGTGAGTCATGTGGAAGAAAATGAAGATGGAGAACACGAAACTCCAATCGATAAGTCTATCCCAGAAATAGTAAAGTTTCTCAAGATCATTTCTGAAATGCCAAATTTTGCTGCTTTAGTCAATAGCTTACATCCAAATATTATCCAATTAAACGAGAAACAAGAAGACATAGACACATTAAAGGCTATATCATGTAAGATGGATGTGATTCTGCATTATAGCAATATTATCGATGACAATAAGACAGAATACATAGAGCACTTAACATATTCTGATAATATTGCTGATGAACTTAGAGAAATTCCATGGGATAGACCTTGGCGTATAGAAATTCAACGATCAGACATCGGACCTCGAAGAATGGGACCATATTCTATATTTTCTGGATGGGATTGTTCTTATTGCAAAAATACTAAAACAACGTATGAAGAGTATTCTAGACTTGTAATATGTAGTAATTTAAACGTATATGTTTTCATATATCTTGCAAATATTTATCTCGGAAGAAATGTTTACAACGAATATATGCAAAAGAAATACAACAGCCAATATGACAACTGGGTAGTCACAGGAGACAAAGATAATAAAGATACTGATTTGTGTAAATATATTGTTGATCCTTTCTTTATGAATGGGTTCATCGATTTGCATTGTATTTTCTGTCAGCATAGACCAAAATAGAATATTTAACGGTCGAAATTAGATATTAAAAAGACGTGACGTAAAAAACTCCATGGAAATAATTGTTGTGCCAAATGTTATGCCTATAGATTTACCTCTCGATGTTTATGAGACATTATTTCTCCTGGCTGATTTCGACGCCTGCCTAAATTTGCTTCTTCTATCAAAATCAATAAAAAATAAATTATACAATTCATCTAGATTGTGGACACTAATGGCAGATAAATATTTAAGTACCCCGGTTAAATTTCCATTCGATAAACAACTTGAACTATATAATATTTCAAGGCGAGAACTCTTTATTGAAACGTGGACCAAGGGATATTGGTATTACATATTCAAATCGGCAAAATTTGATGTCGATACTTATGTCAACAATAAAAAATATATAGTAAATATGAGATTCGACATCGGAGATAGAGTTGAATTATTAACTCGTCGGCACATAACATTCGATTTTGATGCCATGCAAAAGAGAAATCCGTCGCTAAAATATTCTTTGCTTCTTGAAGTTGGATTCCGATCAGATCAAAATACACTAAGTTTACTTGGAGAAAGAAATGCTGTTGCGGTAGACAGAATATCCGAATACCAAAGTTACTCTGAAATGCCATCGCATTTTCCAGCAGGAAATAGGGACATATTTGATTGGATTTACGGACTTGGCGTATTCAAAATAGAAACCTTCGATGCTAGATTTAGCGGAAAAATAAAGTTTAGTGGATGTACTTTCGCAAAAACACTTTATCTACAATCTAATATGTATCTAGCCAAAAATATCGTATCAACAGGTAAAATAAAAAATAGGAAATTCGAAACAGACAAGCCGGTTAGCTTAATAGTGACTTTTAATGGAAAATTTACTATAAGGCACCGAGACACATTCGTGACTATGTCTAAAATAAGAGGAGAAAGCCATAACTATCCATTCTAATCCGTGGTATGATCGATATAATGACAATAACTATCCATTCTAATCCGGGGTATGATAGATATAATGACAGTTATTGTCATTATAAGTTTTTTATGTTGTATGTTGTTTAACAGGGAAGAAATAGCTTTCTATCACACCCCGTTATTGTCGGATCTCTATCTTTACTATTCATAATTTCTCTGACTGTAAACTCGTCTATCCAGAAGAAAATTCTTTTGATCATATCTTTAGGCAATATTTTAATTATTAAACAGTCTATTTCTTCTCTCTCTGTTCCACGACGAATCATTGCTGCAAGAATCGTCATTTTCTGAGGCCACTCTGGAGAGACATTAAATCTGTTATAGCTTTTTCCGTAGAGATTTCGAGCAGTCATGGGAATACGTTTATTCGAGCCATAATTTTGGGCACCAGGATTTATAACTCTCCATTTTATTCCTTCTAGTTCATCAAATTTTAATTGTAGTTCGTTGTAGATGTCGCTAAATCTAGATTGAACCATCATTTCGTACATTTTCCAATCCTTGCGAAAATGGTAAATAATGGCTTGTTCAGCACGATTTCCAAAAATAGTCTTGTATTCGAGATCAGTAAAACTCTTTTTGTAGTCAGCCATTTCGTAAAAAACTTTCATTAAATCCATATATATGCTTCCAGCTGGTTTTTCGAGAAACTTCTCAATAATAGATCCATGTTTCAAAGTTTCATTTCCCACTAATCGTGCCATTTGCTGTCCAAGACTTGGAGACGTGACAAATATAGGGCCATTAGTAAGAATGGATCTTACATTTACTTTTGCTAAACTTTCTTGTGTTATAAGAGAATGTCCAAATCCGTAGCCATAATCTGATATTCTCTGTTCGTTACTCATTCCTATGCGATCTTCTCCTGCCAAAACGAACGAGAAAGCACGCTTAGATTGTTTATTATGACTAAAAGGATTCGGCGCATTCATCAATTTAAATCCATATGGAAATTCATAACTTCCGGCATCATCCGCGAAAGGATATCCTGGTCTAGTCTTGCTGTCAATAGCTTTTCCGACTATTTCAGAATCTATACCCATGAATACTATTATAAAATCCTTGTCTCGAGAATATTTCCATAATCTCATGGCCCAGGAAGAACTTGCACGATCTGCATCGACAACAAGTATTCCAGTTTGCATGGCTATCATGGCAGGATATGTAGCCCAAAAATTCTTTCCATCAGAAATAACTTGCGATGCTGCAAGATCGAATCCTCCAGGAATTTGGGCCATATGAGTATATGCTCTGAAACAAAATTGTAGCTTATGAACCCTCTTTTGTCGCATTACTCTTTCATAGACGGTTCCATCTTCAAATTTTGAGCTTTGTTTAGGATTTACGTAGTTATGAGGATAAATGATGATAGTCGCACATTCGGAATTTCTAGTGACTATAATATCATGAGTCTTATAGAAAAATCCATTATAAATTTGATCTACCTCTCTCATGAAGCCTTGGTAAATTTGTTCTGCAGCTACCACGACGTCCATGTTATTTCCACTTTTCTTTAAGTTCGCATTGTCAGTAACAGGAAAAATGTCGAGATCGTCAGGAAAATTCAAATGCCATTTATCAAGAGATCTTCTCATAGCCCATATCACTGCACCTCCAGCATAATAGTATCCACCTTTTTCTGCGTTGAGATATTTGACGAAAGGACAGAAATCTTGGAGACGCTGAGAAGCTTCGAGTTCTGTGCAATTTATATAATTCCTACCCTCAAAACTAGATCCATTAGCATAAGCATAGCAAATTTTAGGATCAGGATGAATTCCCAAGCATGGACCACAAAAAGAATCGAGACTAATCAACAATGGAAGTCCGACTTTCTTGTGATGGGATGCTACAAAAAGAGATTCTCTTAATGCTTTTGTTATAGAAGTCGCTATATGCTCTTCAAGTTTTTCCTCCTCGGTTTTCGTTGTTTTTTGTTGTGCTAGTACTTCGTTAAAGAGTTGTTGTCCGACATTTGCTACTAACTGTGAATTATTAAGTAAATGCAAGTTTGGGAGACTCTCATTTTCAGTATCGGCCGATTCATCTGAGGATTCTTCATCATCATCCTCATCATCCTCATCTTCATGACAACTTACTAAAGGTAACGATGGTTCAGGCAGAGACGGCAAATGTTGAATTTTAGGTGCCTTTGTTATTGAGAAGTTAGGACCATATATTATTTGAATTTTAGGTGCCTTTGTTATTGAGAAGTTAGAGCCATGTATTGTTTGAATTTCATCTTTAGTATCATCAACACGCGGAGATCGAAATCTATTCTCGAAGATACCGGCGTATGCTGATCGGATCATATCAGCAGAAATTCGCCCATAATGAAACCCCTCAATAGTAATGTTGCTTACACCAGCACTATTTAGCTTGATTATCATCTCTTCAATCGTCGGTTCCTCTTTGACGTCCATCTCTTCAATCTTCGGTTCCTCCCCCTGCCAAGGTTGTCGCAATTATTTTGTTTTTGATTTCCTAAAAAATCAAAAATTGCTTTCTATGAGATTACATTTAGTCCTTAGAAAATTATTCATAGACTTGCCTCAACTGCCAATACATATCGTATTGTTCTTTCTTTTGATACCAAGACATATCTATATAATAGTTTTTGTATTTTGTGTCGAACATTACATCTCCATGACCATAAACTGTAGTATGGATTATTTTTCCAGTAGACTGACACTTAGATCCAGTCAGAGAATAAGAACTAGAATATTTTATGATTTTTACGTGATCGTTTTTATCGTCGTCATTATGGTCGTAGCCTTCTTTACATTTTCTGCCGTAAATATTTTCGAATAATTTTCCCATTAGATTTGGTCCAGTAATATCCAAAGCCGAATCTCCGTAATATCTGTCATTTACATGTTTAACAATCATTTCTATGGCAGTTTTGAATAGATTATGTCGAGGAATAGCAGCCATAAATCCATTACATACTCTTTCTCGTCCGTCATCTTCAGGCAAGATTAGTTTATCTTTTGATCTTATTAATTCTCTTAATGATCTTATGGATTCCATGCCAGAATCGATATAAACACCTCCATTGATATAAAGAAAACAATATCTAAAAAGGTCGGCTTTGAACGCCCCGGGTCTAAGCGAATCGTAAGCCCTTACGACATTATTATCAAAATTATTTCTAATAAATTGTCTTCTATCGTCGGCATTGTAATAAAAATATTCATATTCTGGGTTATGCTTTATTATTCTCTTCATAGCTTTGTACATATCATATGGAACTTCATCTAACTCATTAGTCTGAATTATTATTTTAGGTATTCTCTGTTTGATGTTATTTTTGTCGCTATCGTGCCTATTTTTGTGTTTGATGGCTTCGTGTAATATTCTATCTTCCTTTTCTGGTATTATTTTTTGAGGGCATATTTCATCATCTTTTGGGATTCCATTTACAACAGAATGAAATACTTGATCTTTGTTCCACAAGACTCCATAATGCTCTTTCTTATGATACCATTCTCTATCTTTGTAATATGTTGGATATTTTGTCTTCATAATTAGTAAACCATCTTGGTCTATTTCTCCGACTATATTGTTTGGATCTTTATGTAACCTATTTCCTCCAATATGTTGTATTATTCTTACACCATTGCTGTAATCAGTATTTGGAGAAGGAAATACTCCGATTTCAGATTCGAAGGCTTGACCTAAGGCCCCGGGGCCTGTTATATATAACATTTCTGAGCATTTATCTCTATTTTCTATATTCTTAAGACAAATACGAATGGCATTTGCTATTATTGGATGTTCAGGTATACAACACATAAATGCGTTATAAACGCTAACTCCATTTCCATTATCTTCTGGTGCAACAAATTCGTCATCTTTTCTTATTAATTCTCTTAGTGGAGTTACAGAAACCATTCCTGTATCAATATAAACTCCACCATATTTATACAAAAAACAATATCTAAAAAGATCAGCTCTATAAGCTCCAGGTATTAAATCATTATAAGCTCCAACTAAACGGCATCCATAATGCTGTTCGAGAAAAGTTTTGGCAGCATCGTCATCAAAATAGATATAATCATATTCTGGATTATTATCCATTACTGTTTCTATCGTTTTCTTCATATCAACAGGAATATCGTAAGAAGCATTTGTCTGCATAATTAGTTTAGGTATCTTTTGTATTTTTCCATCGTCATAGACAGCTTTTCTTGTCCTAACTATTTTCACCACTCGTTCTTGCTTGGGATTAGTATTAGAACTTATAATAGCAATCAATATAATAAAAACTACAATAACGACTACAACAACGGCTATTATCGTCAAAATATCGAACCTATCCATTATCTATTTTTCGAGTAACTTGTTTTATCCTAATTTTATCTCCTCCCTGATTTTATCTTGCCCTAATTTTATCTCCTCCCTTTTATCTCCGATTTTTTATACATCTTACACGATAAGATGTATTTCCGTCTTTTTTACTTTATTTTCGATGCGCCTTTTATATTCACGGTTTTTACTTATATTCATGGTTTCTATTTGTTTACCTTTGAATTCATCAATATTTGTAGTAATGTCATATCAAACTCTTGAAGTTGTCCAGCCACCGTTCCGATATCACCAGTATTAATAACTCCTTGATCTTCAACATACGTAGGATTTGACGTATTAATATTATCCACTGCTGTTTTTATTTCTGCTGGAACGTAATTATTGTTGTTATTGTTTATTATTACGGGATTTACATTTAGAGGATTTAAAGCCATTGGGTGATGCATATTTGGGGCTCCAATGAAATTATTGTTATTCATTTGTCCAGTAAGAGGGTGAGGCTGATTGAACATTTCTGCATTCACTAATTTCGCGGTTTGTAGAAATCCTGGATTATTTTTCAATAATTGCATACTGGCAGCCAAAGGATTTTCTCCAGGATTAGTATTTGTCAGTTGTTGGGCGTTGGCGAACATATTGGGATTTACTAATTTAGATGTTTGCATTAGACCCATATTATCTCTCAATGTTGGTGCCGGATTTGCTAATTTCGAACTGGAATCCAAAGTACTAGCGAACATATTTGGATTTACTAATTTAGATGTTTGCATTAGACCCAAATTATCTCTCAATGTTGGTGCCGGATTTGATAATTTCGAAATCAATAGACTCGCCTCTATTTTTGCCTTCGTTCTTTCCTTTCTCTTTTCGTCAGCCTTCTTTAGTCTTTCTTTTTCCTCTACTAAATGAGCTAGATGCCATGGATAAACATAACCGTTATAAGAAATGTCATCTATATCAACTGGAGGTTTGAACTCAGTATTAGATCCGGTCTTATATTCATCTTGTACGGTAAAAATCTGATTTAACTCTGGTCTTGCGCATATTTCAATCCTATCCGCTATACTTTTATTTTTGGATTCGCTATTTACATCATTTAATATGTCCATAATCCAAAACCTATTCATATGCATAAAAATTATCTTCATAACATTCGAATCCAATTTAGATAATATAGTGTTGTGATATTTTCTAATCATTAACAACACTAGTTTCTGCTTTGAACAAGGATCTAATTCGATATCGACGTAGCTTGGACCCCAATAATCTGACGCGTTTGCTCTAATGATAGGATTAAATGATGAACTGTATTGGGCTCCAGGATTGGCAATGTTAAATTTCACATTTAACAATTCATCTAATTTTTGTTTCAATATGGTATCTAATTCTTCTATCCTTCTATTTAATATTTCAATCATTTCTCGTTGCTTAGCATAAAATAATTCTAGTTTACCTTCCGTGAGGGGAAGTTGTATTCTACGATGCTTAGTACCTAACAAATCAATACATTCTAAATAAAGATTGCGATATCTATTGCTTCCAAAGTAAAATTCGGATTTCTGAGAAGCTCCTATCGTCCGGAGAATCTTTGCTATATTTACAGTTTTATAATTATGAGTTATATCTGTAGGCCATTTAGCAAATACAGATATTAAATCATATTTCTTCATAACCAATAATGATAAAGTATGATAGAAATATGCATGTATTGCCATATTTTCTGATCCATAATCAGATTCATCTCCCGGGTAAACCGCTGGCAACTGCATCGAATTACTAAAAACATTGCCGAGAAGACTTGTGCCTGTCGTTGAATTTTGTTTTGGCCTCGGAACCATAAAATCTATTTCTATGATGTATAAGGATGCAATGAAAACATCCCATCTATCTGTTCTTGATTTCAAAAGAAATGGAGATGATGATCCTTTTAGTCTCCAAGTGTGATATTTGTAGTCTACAATTCTATTTACTCGTATATCTTCTGGAGTTATCTTTTTGTTTGCGTTTCTGTATATCTCGTTGCCTGTAGTGTTTTCGACATTCCCTAGTAACATCAATGTTCCTGCTGGATGAGACAGTGTGGTAGGTGTTGTTAAAAACTCTGTTGATGCGTTTGTTGGAGCTATTCTTGATGCAAATTCTTTTGTAGATGCGGATGTCATTGATGCATTTAGTATATGTTCATCCATTCCTGTAGCCATAATTTTATGTTGATACTCGTCTATTCTTCTCAATCGCAATACAGCTCCTGGTAATTTGTAGAATCCCTTCATTTCTGGTGGATAATAATATAAATCTGGACCTTCCCGTTTGTTATCAAAATTACCAACATCTTCTTTTACCGTAGCTTCGTCTATGGATTGATCTATCATTTCTGTCGCGACAGAAAAAGGAAGTCCAACGAATATAGGAGAAAATCCATAATCATTATATTTCTGAACTCTTCTCATGTGACTCGGACTTTCTCGTCTCCAATCAACAGGATTGATACCAAAATAGAGACACAAAGCTGCATCCAATGTAAAATAAATATCAAATCCATCGAAAAACACTTTACACGCCGGCTGATCAAATCCAACAACAACTGATTGTGGCGATCTATGTCCACGATGAATTATTTGCATGTTTAGCGGACCATCTTTTCCGAATTGAATTGATGTACAATTTACATTTCTGCTTACTATGAATTCAGGTAACTC